CTTATCTTCTTCGATAGCATACTCTAAATCATTTAATCTATCTCCACTTATCTCAATGAACTTTAACCACCGAGGGTTAGTAGGGAGTTGATACTCATAAGTATATTCATACGTAGGGGTGTTAGTAGTCCTGTTAAGGGTTTGTCTAAAGGTGCATGTACTCCACTCTCCTTCCGACATGACCTCCTCAGCTATATCCCCATATATTACATTACATAAGTTAGACTCTCTGGTCCCATCACTTAAACTTGTTATTGTACTAGCTCCTATTCTTGTCAGGGCTAGGTTACAGATTTGTACAGTACTTGCCATCTATATACCTCCTAATAGCATAATAAGGAGGATTACCTCCTAAGAAATAATCCTACCTATATGATATTACTCTACAACGTAAGTAACAACAACACTAATATCACCTGCAGCATCAGTAGTGACAGCAGCAGTTTGAGTTAGTGCAATACGTAAAGGTACACGTGGGTCTTCTGGTAGACCACAATCTTCCCATACGTAGTTGTTAATTGCATTGATATTACGAGCTTCAAATGCTAATTCAGTACCCGCAGTTACAGCACCTTGGAAGGTAGTGACAGCAGATGCGTAAGCATCCTCGTCAATCAATCCATTAGCAGCATACGAAGTACCTGCAGATGAAGTGAACTTAGTACCACCGTTATAAACACCAAGGTTTACAACACTATCAGTACCTGCATCTAAGTCATCATTGAATACTTTGATTGAAGCAATCTTAGCATTACTTGGAACTTCTGCTAGATAGACAATATCACCATCAGCATCGAAGTCACCATCAGCAACAGCTACAGTATCCATATATACACGCATCTTACCTACAGCAGACCCTGACTCTAAAAGAGTACGAGGGCTAGTGTCTAATAAAGTAAGATTTACACTTTTTGTACTAGCCATTATTTATTCTCCTTATTGCGCACATTCAACAGAAACTACTTTCTCATCTTCAATACGAGTAGCTCCAAAGGTTGCACAAGCATATACCTGAGTAGCATGAGATTTATCATTACGCTCAGATATTTTAACATTAACATCTTTACCAACAGCAAGACCTAGTCCAGACTTAGCAAAAGCTAAGCAAAGAACTGGATCAGTATCAGCAGTACCTGCACCTAATAGACGCTCAGTGTGAACGAACTTGAAGCCCATGTAGTAGTCGATCAGACCATCAACAAGTGCTGGCATAGCATTGAAGTCACGTGAACGGATCTCAGTCTCATTCAATAAGCTAGCATGAGCGCTTGCATTAACAACGAAGTATAAGTCCTCTGACTTGACATCTACGTTATTAGACATTAAGATACGCTTAGCTTCAACTAGCTTCTCGATGATTAAGTTACTATCACCAGTGTTAAAGTCGTTATCAATGATCTGACCAGAAGGTAGAGCTACGTTAGATGAGCTATCGCTAGCATCAATAGATTGAGCATTACCAGTTGCAGCAGCGATGATAGCATCATCCATAGCACGACCTAATGCAAATGCACCAGTCTGAGCATAGCTAGACTTAGGATCGATAAGCATACGAATCTCATCTTGAGTATCGATCAAGTCAGCCCACTCATAGTCATCCATAGATACACGTCTACGGCTGTGAGCAGAATCGATCAATGGAGTATCACCATGACGAGATACTTTCTTCTGAGCAACAGTAGCGCCTAAGCGATCAAAGTGTGCATACTTACCAGTTACTTTCTTATTCATTACCAACGGCATTAAGCGTGAACCTTTCTGTTGAGAAAGAAGGATAAGGTTATCGCTAAACTGTTGGACAAAAGCCTTATTTATTTCAATAGACATTAGTCATTTCCTTTTATTTATTTAACATTACAGTTTCAGCACCTCCAGTAATCCGATGCTACCCTTGCGGACATCCTCATACCATTCTCCTTTTTCGAGAGACCTTACGGCTACCCCTCTACTTGGACGGAGCAATTAGACGTGCTTTCTAACTACTCCTAGCCTCCGTATATAGTGCTATACAGTTTATTAACTTTAGCTACGGCTGCTTCATGTGAGGGGTCACTTACATTATAATATGCGTGATGAGGATTGCTTCTTATATCGTCCAGTTGATTCTGAGCGTCCTCTGCGCTTAATCCGTATTTAACCCCAGATGTGCCAGATACAGCACCCTTTTCTTGCATAACACTGTGTAACTCAGACAATGCCTTAATTATCACAGGGTTATTACCGAAGGGGTTGCGTCCGTCCATCAATTCATTTACATACTCTGGATACTTCTCTCCGTAACTCTTAAGTACTTCCTTCGCACCGTTCATACGGCTATCGAAGTCAGGACCCCAGTCCTTACGTAAAGTATTCACAGCTTCTTCTCTATAATTATTCATTCCTTCCATATAGGAATCTGCTCTAAGTTTATCGAACTCTACAATCTTATTTAACTGTTCGTTGTTAAGCCCTAACTGGTGAGCAATACCTTTAAAGGCTTCTATAGATTGAGCATCCATATCACCTTCTACTGTTAAGTTATAGCCACTAGGGTCTTCTGGTCTTCCTAGCTTAGCATATAAACCATCTAAGTTACCGTCCTCAGGCATACGCACTACACCTGGCACACTCTCTAACTTAGCATAAAACTCTGCCTTAGCTTCAGGACTCGCATCTTCTGTAGGTATTCTAACTGAATTACCTATCAGACGTTGAGAGCTTACATAAGATTTAGCTAACCCACTCAAGTCTTTAAAATCTGCTAGGCTAGGTTCACTTCTTAAATCTTCTGGAAGACTATCAATAAAACTAACGCTATCAGACACAGACTGATCCATGTTCCCTGATTCTACGTTCATTTCTTCACTCATTACGACTCCTTAGTCATTGTTTATAATAATGTTATCTAAGTCCATAGGGTTATCTAATAGACTTATTAACTCTTGTACTAGCTCTCTCCTTCCCAGTTCATAGTAGGTATTCTCTACTGTGTCCTTCTTACATGAAGATAGAAGGTACTGGTTCTTTAAGTAAGCTAATAACCTCTTACCACTCTCAGTCTGAACTACAGTCTTAAGAGTAGCTTTTAATTCCTTATATTCCACCGCTGATGCCTCCACCAGTCTTACTAATTATATCTGCTAACCCCACTCCCTGTTCAACCATCTGCTGCTGTTGCTGCTGTTGCTGTCTCTGCTGACGAAGTGCTTGAACATCTTTATCATCCCGCAGTAAATTAGGAGTAATTGCTCTTAGTTGAGCTACTTGTTTAACTATAGCATCCCCGTTAATATAATCTAATACAGTAGGATCAGCCTGTGCTAACTCAGTAACATTCAATAAGAATGATCTTATATTATTAATCTCTTCTACTTCTTGCGCTCTGCTTAAAGGGTTGACGAACTTAATGTCAATATTAATCCCCATCTCTTGTAAGATAGGAGGCATTTGAGGAAGTACACCTGCTCTTAGTAGTACATTAAATACTCGTATAACAAGCGGTGTTAAGAACTCACTATTCAATCTTGATAGGGTAGGTCCAAGTACCTTCTGCATTTGTTCCAGTCTCTGCTGAATCTCAAATGCTGTCATCTCTCCTGTCTCTGTGCGAGGAGGTAGCATCAGCTTATCCATAAAGAAGATAGACTTAATGCTATTCTTCAAATCCTCTGAGGTGAACTGAGTTACATCAAAGCGTGCTTCACTCTGCAACTGCTTGATTTGATCTACACCATTAACTACATTAACCTTATCAGGTCTTAAATCTAATTGAGAGATAACTGCTCTCTGATCTACTAACCATGTAGGATTAACACTCTTAGCAGCAGCTAGTAAGCTTAATCTCTTAACTTCATTTAAACTACGTACATCAGGTAGTGCAATATGCCCTGGTCCTCTTCCGTATACTTCCCCTGGCATTGATGACCATCTAGTTACCATGCAAGGGAACTCATAGTAGCCTCCTTCCTCTAGTACCATATCCTCATGACCTTTCAACACATACAAAGAAGCAAATGGTCTTTCTTTAGGAAGTGCTAGTCCTAGATCATTAATACGTACTTTACTCTTATCCCTAGGTGATATACAATGATATATCTCAAATTCCTTATCAGGATTATCCTCTATTTGCTCCTCTAATT